GATGCGAGCGATCAGTTAATGTATCAGGGCAAAGCCCCACAGTTTTCTGACACAAGAGCAGCTCGTATGCCCGCATTTTTTGAACATGCAAACACAAACCTACCCCAGTACGCTTAGTTTTCACTCAGAGAAACTCGAGAAACTGGTAGAGGACTTGGAAGCCAAGTTCGCTTGGCGTCCCGTCCACCCCAAGGAGGACTTAGCCTCCATCATGTATCGCTCCGGACAATGGGAAGTGGTACAATATGTAAAATCTATTTTAAACGAAGACAATGTGTCTATTTAGATCAAGCGGCCCAACACCTATGCCTACACCAGCTCCTATACAACCAAGGCAGCCTGACGTAGTGCAAGCATCTAGGATGCCTAGCAAGAAAGAGCTAGTAGATCCTGATGAAACAGCGGGAGTAGAGTATGGTACAACAGCAAAAGCTCAACCAAGAGGAACAGCTAAGAAGACTGGTACAGATGCTCTCAAAATAAATATCAATACTGGCGGTACAACAGGTGGAATGAATGTATAAGGCAAGAGAAAGATACTCAGAACTCTCGTCTGGTAGAACTCAGTTTCTAGACATGGCAGTAGAATGTTCTGAACTTACCTTACCTTATCTTATTACAAGAGACGATAACTTTAGTGGCAAACGTACACTGCTGCAACCATGGCAGTCAGTTGGTGCTAAAGCTGTAGTCACGCTAGCAGCTAAACTTATGCTAGCAACATTACCTCCACAGACTAGCTTCTTTAAGCTACAAGTCAGAGACGACAAGCTTGGACAGACACTCGATCCTAACATGCGTACCGAGTTAGACTTATCTTTCTCTAAGATAGAGAGATTGATAATGGATTTCATAGCTGCATCTAATGATAGAGTAGTCGTGCATCAAGCATTAAAACACCTAATCGTTGGTGGTAACGCACTTATCTTTATGGGTAAGGATGGTTTAAAAGCTTATCCTCTCTCACGATATGTTGTAAACAGAGACGGTAACGGTAATGTTATAGAAATCATTACTAAAGAATTAGTAGATAGAAAAGTTCTTGGGATAGCTAAACCTCCCAATGAGCAAGGACCAAATAGTAATTACGAAGGTCCAGTAGAAGACGACGCTGAGGTATACACCTGTGTTAAGATGGATGAGAGTAATGGACGTTGGATGTGGCATCAAGAAGTTGATGGACAGATGCTCGAGGGTAGCCGCAGTACAGCTCCTAAAAACGCCTCACCATGGTTAGTGCTTCGATTCAATACAGTAGACGGAGAGGACTACGGACGTGGTAGAGTAGAGGAATTTATAGGAGACTTACGTAGTCTCAATGGATTGTCTCAAGCTCTAGTAGAAGGTGCAAGTGTAGCCAGTAAGGTTATATTTCTTGTATCTCCATCATCAACCACAAAGCCACAGACCTTATCCAAAGCTGGTAACGGGGCTATCATACAGGGTAGACCAGAAGATGTAGGAGTCGTACAAGTTGGTAAAACAGCAGACTTCTCAACAGCTGCACAGCTGGCATCACAAATAGAAAAGAGAATACTCGAAGCTTTCTTAGTTATGAATGTAAGAAATGCAGAGAGAGTTACAGCTGAAGAGGTACGCCTTACTCAGCTAGAGTTGGAGCAATCCCTTGGCGGAATCTTCAGCTTGTTAACGGTAGAGTTTTTAGTACCCTACCTAAATAGAACTCTGTTAATACTACAGAGATCAAATCAAATACCTAAGCTACCTAAAGATGTCGTCAGACCAAAGATTGTAGCCGGTATTAATAGTCTTGGTAGAGGACAAGACAACGAAGCTCTTACTAGATTTATGGCTACAGTAGCACAGACTCTAGGAGCAGAAGCTATGTTAAAATTCATCAACCCATCTGAAGCTATACAAAGATTAGCAGCAGCACAGGGTATAGATGTTCTCAACCTAATCAAGACACCAGAACAGCTCGAAGCAGACAAGCAAAGGATGATGCAAGAACAGCAACAGCAAGCACTTGTAGAGCAAACAGGACAACTTGCAGGCACTCCTCTCATGGACCCAAGCAAGAATCCACAAATAGCAGAACAGGCGCAAGCAGCTATAGGCAGCTTCCTACCTGACCAACCACCAGAAGAACCACCAGAAGAATAAATGGCAGCAGAAGAACAAACATTTACAGTTACAGATAACCAACCAGAAACAGAAGTCCTTACCGAAGAGGAACAGGACTCTCTGGCTGTTGGTGAGAAGTTAGTAACTGAACAAGAAGGATTACTAGCTGGTAAATATAAATCAGCTGAAGAGTTAGAGAAAGCTTATAAAGAATTAGAGTCTAAACTAGGACAGCAAGACAACCAAGAACAAGCTGAACCAGAACCAGAACCAGAGACTACTTCCTTATCTGATAATGCAAGTATTATTACTGACGCATCGGATGAGTTTTATGCCAACAATGGCAAACTATCTCCTGAGACTTTACAAAAGTTCCAAGGTATGTCTAGTGCTGATTTAGTTAACGCATACCTAGAGGTAACTAAAAGCCCTGATTGGCAGGCAGCACCTCCCGCACAGGTACAAGATGTTACAGAGAGTCAAATTAATGAAGTTAAAAACTTTGCAGGCGGAGAACAAGAGTACACAAACATGGTACAATGGGCTGGGCAAAACTTAGATGCTCAAGCCATTAAAGCCTTTGATGATATCGTAGCATCTGGTAGCATAGAAACTATTAAGTTCGCTGTGTCTGGATTAAAGTCACAGTATCTAAATGCAGTAGGATATGAAGGAAAGATGGTACAAGGAAAAGCAGCAAAAGAAACAGGAGATGTTTTCCGTAGTCAAGCAGAGCTCGTAGCAGCTATGAGTGACCGGAGGTATGATAACGACCCAGCCTACAGGCAAGATGTTATCGACAAATTAGAACGATCAGACAACTTATCATTTTAGGAGCTAAAAAATGCCCATGGGAAAAGGTACTTACGGAAGTAAGAAAGGTAGACCAAAGAAAAAAGAAGTGTCAAAGGGACTAGCCGCACTCGCAAAAAAACGCCCAAAAGTTGCGGCTGCAATCATGAAAAATAAAAAGAAAAGATAATGGGAACTAAGAAAGAAGAGGGAGGACATTCTCCCTACGAACCCTACAAACCAGCCCCCTCTGGACCTTATACACCAGCACCTAAACGTGAGTTAAGGTTAGCTAAGATGAAGAAGAGGACAAACAACAATGTCAACGAAGCGTAACGATTTAAAGATTGCTAACATAACTCCGAAAGATTTTACGCCACCGCCTATGAGATACTTAGATCATATAAAGATACCTAGTATCAAAGAAGCTGAAATGAAACACTTTAAAAACTTTTTAGAAAGCACAGGAATGAAGTGGGACCTTTCCAAGAACAAGAAACGTTCATCTATGAAGGTAGCAAGCTTGGCTGATGGTCAGCCTGACTCATCTATTATGAACTATGTAACTGAAAAAGGTTTCTTTTTAGATGGTCAGGGAGGATCTTACATGCAGCAAGGCGGTAAGTTCTATGATGCTGGAGAGTATAATCCTGACGTACACGGATTACCTGTACCTCTAGTTAAGAAGAACAAAAAACAAAGATCTAAATTACAGATAGCATAATGGCTGTAAAGAAAAAGAACGTCAGTCTCAAGATGGGAAAGCACAAGTCCCGTACTGGGGGACTGACAGCAGCCGGTAGAAAAAAGTACAATGCTGCTACCGGCTCTAACCTCAAGGCTCCTCAGCCCGGAGGAGGTCCACGTAAACGCTCATTCTGTGCTAGGATGAAGGGTGTAAAAGGACCAATGAAAAAACCAAACGGCAAGCCTACACGTAAGGCTCTTGCTCTTCGCAAATGGAAATGCTAACATGGCTCACACATATGATGAAGATGGATCAATGACTAAGACCATCACTGAGAGAAAAGAAAAGAAAAAGAAAGACATTAAGACTCCAGATAATTTCAACTATGGTGATATGCCAGCTGATTTTAGAAAAAGATACAGACAAATGTTGGACATGAAGTAATGGCTAAACGAGGATTATACGCAAACATTCACGCCAAGAGAAAGCGGATAGCCGCAGGCTCTGGTGAGAAGATGAGAAAGAAAGGTGCACCCGGTGCTCCCACAAACGCAAACTTCAAGCGAGCAGCTAAAACTGCAAAGAAGAGAAAAAAATAAATACTTAGTGGCGA